TCATAAGCGGATTGAAGTTCCTCTACTCTCTGCTTACTGTTATTGATAGCCTTGTCGAGCGCCTTATCATGCAAGCCAAATAATGTTCCTGCAACAGATATGGCAGCACCAGCAATCGCACCATATACGCCCGCGCCTGCACCAAATATTGCCGTTGCACTACTTGCCGTTGAGCCTGCTGCGCTGAAAGCCGAACCTGCCGCGCTCATCACATCGCCAAAGCCACTACCCATTCCCATCGAATCAAAGAGGGAGGCGAGTTGGTCGGATACCTCTGCAAGGGCCTGGAATTTACCAATCAATTTGGTGGTTGCCTCGTCAAGTTCAGCATTACCAGATGCGTTACCGTTCTGTTGGTTCTGCTGTTCCTGTTCTATCTCCTTCTTGGTATACGTCTTGCCTGCCTTCAACTTACCAATACTAAAAGCGAGAGTCCACTTATCGGTACCAACGGCCTTCATCTGACGCAGGATTGTATCCAGGCTCTTCAAGTTCTTCTTGGATTCGCGGATGTCGCGTAAACCGTTAGCGAATCCCTTGAACGGATTTCGATCGGCGGCTTCCGTGCGGAGTTTAGACATCGCAGACACGAGTTCCTTGGTTTCCTGCACCGTTAGGCCCTGGGTAGTTGCAAACGCCTTTATCTTATTATACATGGAATCAAGGGTGGATGTCGAAACTCTATCGAGATCGTCAAATATCTCCGCCCAATTCTCAGTAGCCTTGAACTGTTCAAAGAGCACCTTTGACTTTTGCTCGTCATACTTCTTGTTCGTACCTTCCTCATACTGCTTCTTTGCCCCAGGGGTAAGGTTCGCGTTATTCTGAATCAGGCCCAAGTCCTTGTCGCGGTTACGCTCGATTTCGGCAAGCTGCTGCTCGAAGTTCTTGTTGTTCTTGATGATTTCAAGTAAGGTGTTGGCATTTTCTTCCTTCAACTTGTTATCCTCATCCTGAATCTTCTTGATAATTTCGAGCAGAGTGGTATACTCACCGAACTTCTCCTTCAACGTCTTTTCGTTGGTGGTGAGAAGCTGGTCGTAAGCTATCTCGGGATTCTGAATCTTGTCGTACTCGGATTTCAGTTTCTCGCGCAGTGCGTCGGCATAATTGTCGTTTCCTACGAAACCACCGAAGGCCACCTGCTGGGCCAGCGCCTTGTCACCGGTAGCATTGAACCATGTCTTGTATATACCCCACTCCTTGCTGGATTTTTCAAGCTCCATACGAATGGTACTCAAAGCATCCTGCAAACTGTTGCGCTCCACTTCCACCTTCAACTGAATCTCGTACTCATTAAGGGAGTTGGAGAAGGATTTTCTTTCCTCTGAACTCATCTTGTTCTTCAAGATGCGCTCCTTCATCTTGGCAAAGTATTGCTGCATCTTCTCTGGGTCAAACGTGGCGATATCACCGATATCCTCACTCGTCATGCCACTCTGCTGCAACAATTCTGTCGCCCTTTGTCTGCCGAGGTCTTTCTGCCACGACTTGTAATCGTTGTAGATTTTCTTCAAGGCATCGAATTGCTTTTTCCATGCCTGGAGTTGCTTGTCGGCAGTGGAGGTAGAATTAGATTTCGTTAGTGACGCGCCAAGGAAATTCAGCCCCTGCTCGGCTTCCTTTTGCGGAGTGAGGCCCTGCGATTTCGTTGTTTCCAAAACCTCGCGGATATATTCTTGTGAGTATGGGCCATTAATATCAATCTTATCCCACTTGATATTGCCATTCTCGTCAAAGTAACCCTCAATATCGCTTACGTCAAGGCCAAGTTTGATGAGCAAAGGCTTCTGCTTGTCTACCACTTCCTTGCCTGCCTTATATATCTTCTGGAGGTCGTCGATGACATCGGCAGTAGATTTTGATTCCTTAATCTTGATATATACATCGCTTGTCGACTTAATGCCATCAATAGCGTCAATAATCTCCTTTCTCCATCCGGTTACATCGGGTTTCGGAAGCATACGGGCCATAACATCAAAGATTCTGTTGTCAAGAACAAAGCCGTTCATGTCATACGTTACCGAGCCGATCAAGCCTTTCAACTTATCGAGTGCGGCCTTCTTGAACTCTTCACTATTGATGTCGATATTCTTCTTCTCTTCGTCACTAATCGACTTGAAATATACATCAACCAAATCCTTTGCCTGCTCTTCGGAATAACCGAACATCTGCTGTTCAAAGGCTACACGGCTATAACGGAGAGAAATGGGGTTGCTCATCATTTCGGTGTGCTTTGTTTGGAATTGGTTCCAATACTCTTCCGCTATATAGTTATAATCGCGACTACCTTTAGGGAATCCACTTCCAACCGCCATCCTGTCCGCATCCTCAACAAGCTTGCCGATAGCTTTGTCGATATCACCCTGCCTTTCAATCATCCTATCGTAGTATTTAACGACATTCAGGACACCCCTAAAACCTTCGGCAGGGTTGCTGGCACCGGCATAGGTGTGATTGCGCACGCTCTCCTGCATGGAAGCGTAAGCGGAGCCGAGCTTGGTGAATATATCCACGGTCTTTGCACCGTTCGTATACATATCCCTGACTTGTTGGGCGAGAGTGTTGTATCCTTTCTGACTCAATAAGTTCAGAGCGTCCTCCATCTTGCTCATATCGTATTGCTTCCACGCGTCCGTAAACGACTTGCGGTATTTATTCAGGCGCTTGAAGCTGTCATTCTCATCGTAATCGACTATATCAGCAGCGATGTCCCCCTTTAATGGACTTGTCTGCTTCATGGATTCAATGATTTCACTTGCTTTATTGAGCTTCCCGATAATATCATCAATCGACTCAATATCAAACAAGTCCTTTGCGGCTATCGGGGAGTGTTTCTGAATAACTTCCTTCATTCTCTCAACTACCCTAAGTACCTTACTCTTCATATCGTCCGACAGCTGATCTGTACCCATCGTTTTTACATCGGATAACTTGAACTCAATAGAGTTGTCTATCTCTCCCGTACTTTGGCGAATGTCGTTAAACGCTTCACGTGCCGCAACCCTTGCCTCTGAAACGGCACGCTCGCGCTCATTCTTTTTTGATTCATAACTCGTCCACATCGAGGAAACCAAGCCAACGGCAGCGAATATCCATGTAGCTGGGTTGGAGGCTAACGCTACAATAGAGGATTTAATAGCCTTACCAAGCGCTGAAAATTTGGCTATAAGAAAATTCAGTGACAGCTGCATCTTAGTCATTGTCGCGGCCTGGGCCACCGTCGCTGCGTTGGCTGCTACCATCATCAGTCTGAATCGGCTCAACCGCTTTATCGCCTCCGCTTCATGCTGGTTGACGCCCATACGTATCAATCCGTACTTCATCGTTTCTCTTGACAAAGTACCCTGCACACGCATACGTATAAGGTCCATTTCAGTAATCTTGCCGGATGCTATCGCACTCTTCAATTTCAAACGCATCATCACTTCTTCGTTCTGGCCGTACTTCGTGGTGGCAGAGCCGAGCTGGACTATCATCGAGCGCTCCTTTAGAAGTTGCATCTCGAGATTCTTCCGTGCTACAATCTCCTTGCCTATTTCTGCCACGCTACCCTGATGGTACATCTTCGCCCTTACCAGCGTGCCTGCATATCCAGCCCCGACGGACACGATGATATTCCCAAGGAGTCTCCAGTTCTGCATAAGCGCTTTCAGCCAATCCACCATCTTGCCCATTGCATCACCAGCGCCCATTTCGCCAATCTCATTTTGCATAATATTGTAGGCATCGGTCAAGTTGGATATCTTACCGGCAAGAGATTCTGCCAACACTTCCTGCATGTTATAGAACTTTCCTCCATCATTGGTAAGGTCGTCTATAATCTCCTTGACAAGCTCGTATGGAACCTGACGCTTGGAAATCATATCAAACACCTGACCGGTATCTATCGCGCGGCCCTTCAAAATGGTCAATTTCTTTGCAAGCTCATCCAACAAGGGGATGCCAGCTTCTGTAAATTGCCTCAGTTCCTGGCCCCTGAGATACGCGGCGCTGCGGACCTGGCCTACGGCCAAAATGACTCGGCCCATATCCACACCGAGACCCGCGGAAATATCTGCGAGGCGCTTGGTGGTATCATAAAGTTCGTCCACGGGGAACGAGAAAGCAGACAACTGCTTGACGAATCCGGTCAAGTCCTTAAACTGATAAGGAGACTGAACTGCCAACGATTTTAACTCATTGAAAAGTTCATTTGCTCTTGCTGTATCGTTGAGGATAGAGCCTAACGCAATCTTCGTTTTCTCGAACTCACCATAGATTTGCGCGATGCCCGACACGAAACGCTGGATGGTGTATATAGAGAAGTACATACCTATCATAGAGCCGAGTTGCTGCATGAGATTGATATTCAAACTCAACAGACCCTTTGACTTGCCAAGGTTTGTATTCAACTTCATGTAAGCATCGGCATGTTTATGGACCGCTTCGTTCGCCTTGTTATTAGCCGCAGCAGATGCTCTCGTTACCGCATCAACTCTCTTCTGCGCATCGAGAAACTTATTAATTTCGAGAACTGCTTTCTGATAGTCGATGCCGATAGCAGCATTGATAGCACTCTTACCGGTGGTGCCGGAAGCCTTTAAAGCCTCGAGTTTCTGTATATATTGAGTCAACGCAGTTTGCGCCTTCTGCCAATCCGCTCCCTTCGTTCCGGTATAATTGTTAAGCTCGCGTTGTTTGTTGGCTACACGGATAAGCGCAGCCTCAATCTTCTTGGTCGCTTCCTCGCTTGTATAGTAGTTCTTCTTCTGCTCTGCCGTTGCCTTGCGGTACGCAGTCTCAGCCTCGACAATTTTGAGCTTAATGTTGTTGAACTCTTTACCAAGTTCTTCGATGGAAGTCCAGTTCGCGGGATTCGCGAGTTTTTGGTTGAACTTATTCAGCTCTTCATAAGCGGCAGTGATGCTTGCGCTGACCGATGTTTTTCCGCTTGCGCTGGCAAGATCGTAACGATTCTTAGCGGCGACAGCAAGTTTCTCGATAGACTCCTTATTACGGAGGTACGCTTGATTCAACTTGTCTGCGTTGCTTGTAGTGGCTTGGATGTTGGAAGATAACTGCTCCCACTCCTTACCAAGCGTAAACGCTTCCTCGATGCTTTTTACCGAGAGAAGTTTCTGTTGGAATTGCTCAATGAGTTGGATGCTTTTCTCGTAACTTACATTTCTACCGCCACGAGCTGCAATATCATTTGACTTATTGGAAAGCGCCCATTGCATCCGTTCCGATGCCATAAACGGGCGGTATTGCAACTGCGCAATACGCTGTATTTGTTCTTCGGATAATCGTTCTTTAGTTGCAGCACTGCGCAGATAGTCCATGAGATACTTTAAGTCAAGTTTCTCCTGGATTGCATCCTGCTTTTGGTTATATGCAAGATTAGCCTTTAGCGTAGTAAGATTGCCCGATACAACACGCGATTGGCGATAGGCGGAAAGAGCCTCCTTACCACCCTCCAATTTCGCAATCTCCGCGTAGATGCGGGCACGCTCTGCCTTAAACTCTTTCAACTCATCATTCATCTTCTTGCCCTTGCGAGCGATAGACAGACGAGTAGAGTCCATAGCAGAGTCTATCTTCTTCATTGCGGCTATTCCTTGTTTAATGGCCGCTTCGTTCGCCTTCTCCGCATCAGACTTTTTATTGGAAACATCTTTCTTACTGGATGCTACATCCTTCTCTTTTTGAGCGGTATCTACCTCCTTCTTTACTGCCTCTTCCTCTTTCTTCGCGGCCTCCTGCTTAATTTCAGCAGCCTCTTTCTTAATCTGTGCTGCCTCTTTTTCGGCTTTTGCGGTTTCTTTTTGAGGTGCAACGGGGGTAGATTGCGCAGGAGCGGTCTTTAACGATTCAAGTTTTGACTTGATTTCGGCAATTCTTGCATTGGCTTCCGCATATTCTTTCTGCTTTTGAGCGATTTTTTCATCATCAACAATAAGTTGATCGTTCCCATAATTAATCGCGCCCTTAGCATTTCTTCTCTTATCGGCAAGTTGTTGAAGTTCTTCGAGCAGTTTAAAGACCTCTTCCTGTTCCTTTGTATGACCCTTGGAAATCTCGGATTGCATTTGAGCTGCGGCTTCTTTAATAGAGAGCATCAACTTACGTTCCTCTTCAAGTTCCTGGATTTGCGCTTGAAGTTTGGGGGTATTCCTTGACGCATTTTCAACAATGTCTTTTGCTCTGTTATAAGAGCCTTGTTTGAGATAGTACTTGTCGAGAAATTCTTTGTAAGGTTCCATTTCCTTTTGAACTCTCTCTATACCTTTTTGCCCGCGAGCAGTATCCAGCTTACGCTCTAAATCTTCATAGGCTCTTTTGTATTTCTCAACATCCTTTTCATTCCTTTTAAGCCATTCGCCAAGCTCGGCCAACTCTTCCTTCTTTCGATTCACATTCTCTGTTGAATACGATTCAAGATTGCCTTGCTTGATCGCTATATTCTGATTTATACTATTTAAGCTAAGATGAATCTCGTTTTGTAATTTTTCGAGCCTTTTGACTGACTCTTCATCCACTCTCACGGCCTGCTCAGTTTTCTTGGCAGAATCAACGACCTTCTCCGAGAAGTTCAAGTCGAGTTGATTACTGTCGGCAGTATGCGTGCGCTGACGAGCCGGTGCGGAAGGAACAGTACCAGCAGGGGTGATAGGATTGACTTGTACGTCAACCTTCAACCCGGTTATTTTAGCGAGCTGCGCCTGCAAGGACGCGCGGGTAGCCTCTACGTCGAGATTAGCCGTTACATTAACAAATCCTCCCTGCTTAATCTCGATAGGCTTTCCTTCGTTTACGACGGGGGTTAAGGCGATGTTTGTACCTTGAATTGCGTTGTCAATTGTCGGAGCCTCCAATTTAATTACACCGAGCTGCAATTTAGCGAAATCAGCGCGAAGTTTTCGCATTGATTCCTCTTCAAGAATCGGCGTAACACGAATCTGATTGATTTTACTATCACGCAGTTCCTTGTTGATGGTATCAATAATGTTCGTTTTAGTGACCGATATCTGCATATCTGCAAGAGCCTTTCTAATCTGCTCGTACATAAACTTGATGCTGCTATCGGAGAACTCCACATTATTGATTTTTACACGAAGCTTTTCGTCCACCGTCTTTTGAAGTGAACTAAGTATTCCTTCGATTTCCTTAGATGTTTTATCGTTTATTCCGAGGTCGAAATAAAGACTACCTAAACTCGTTCCGTCCATATATTAACTATTTTGAAAAGCACCGGCTGGTGCATTAACAAACTTTGAAAAATCAATCTCCTTGCCCTCTTTCTTCTCTTGCTCCTTCTTCTCCTTCCAGCGTTTCATTAATTCATCCATTTCTCGCTTGCTATGCTTCTTCTCACCGAGGTCTTTCTTATCGTAGACCACGCAAGGTACGTCGCACGAGATTAGTTCAATTTGCGCCGCGGTGTAAACCCAGTAATAAGCGTACATGGGTATTTGGATAATACCGCAAAAGAGTATAAGAGGACTTGTTAAATAAGGGTGTTCCTTGCTTAGTGCGTGGGCTGCTCCGTATGATGTTCTTGAAGGATACGCTCTACTTCCGCTTTCGTCATCGCCATCATTGTGTCCCTCATCCCTATCACTGATATGGTAGTCAGATAAAATGCGTCCACTGGAACTTTTTTTTTACCCACCTCGATGAGCGGCGCAAGTTGCTCATCGTTATATTGTTTGATATAGTACAGCCATCGCCAAAGCAATCCGTACCACAATTTTATCTTCCAATACCCGTTGAGAATAATGGCCGCAGACACCTTACATGATATCTTATCATCCTCCCCATCTTCTTTCCCGCTCGTGATATCGGTAATCTTGCGGATGGTTCCTCTCTTTAGCCATGATATCGAGTAGGATTTCTTTGTGCCAGGTAGTATCACCTCGTCTACACTATCCTCTACTATATCATTGAGTAAGTCTTGCGCCTCTTTATCGGGTTGTTCTAATACCTTTTCTTTTGCCATAGATTTATATATAAAGAAAGGGCAGCGGCTTTTACACCACCGCCCTTATCTGTAAAACAATCCTTTTACCTTAGTCGCCTTCGACGGAGTTATCCTTCGTCAGGAAAGCGATATCGTCGTCGGAAGTGCTGTCGCCATCGGATGCCTCGATGGTACCGGTCAGCTTGAACGCGAACGGAGTGGTTGAACCATTCTCGTACTGCGGAGAAGCATAGGCGATCAACTTCTTTACGAGAATCAACTTCTCGCCATCCTCTGACAGCAGACCCAAACCAACGGTCAGCTTGACATTGTTCAGGGTTGCAGAGATACCCTTGAACTTCTGCGCATCGCCAGTCGTAGTTACGCTCGCGGAAACGCTGTTAGACTCACCAAGGAAGTACTTGATAAGTTCCTCACTAACAGAGGGGATGGTTGCTGCAAAGGTGATTTCACCCGGAGTGGACGATACAGTCCAGTCTGCGGACAAACCATGAACCTTGGTACGATTCAACGTCGGGTCAGACGATGAAATCTGCAAGGTATCCACAGTGACCGGCAGGTCCATATCGAAAGTTACCGAACTAAAATCGGTCAGCGCACCCTTCTTCAAGTAAATAGACGAGAGACCGTTGAACACGTCCTTCAAGTCCGTCTTTTTTAAAAATGCCATAGTCGTATGAATTTAAAATCAAACAATTAATAAGTCAAATTGAATTGTGATCGTATGGAAACCATTATCATCACTACCAGTGTTGATGATAGTCGGTCGGTAACATTTCACATTCTCATTACTCATCGGGAAGAGTTCCTTGGCAGCAGAAAGCAGGGTTTGCGTTTTTGCTATATTCTGTGTACCATTCGCTAAATCCCTCACGAATATCATTATCCTCCCAGTGGTCTGCTGCGCATAATCATCATATCCGATAGTGCGCTCCATGATTCTCGTGGGCAATGACACCACCACAAAGTCGCTCATGGATTCGCTCACACTTGTTGGTCGGTTTACCACAAACACGTTCTTGCTAATGGCTTTTGCCTGATTATACAAGAACTGCAACGGAGTTTGAAGATCAAAGCTTGCCATTGTTCAGATTCTTATATTGTACCACTGCGGTCGTGACATTGGAGGCCGCATAAGTCCTAACACTCGTTAGAATATCAAGACCCCTCACTTTTTCAAGCCATGCTGCGTAGTCTGTACCTACACAAGCCACGAGGGTGTAACCCTTTGTGGATGGCTTATATTGAGCGAGAAAAGCGCGTGATTGATTCTGACCAGTTTCATAACTATGCCCTTGCCATTTCAACCCGCTTGCACCGTAATCCATTACAGCAGGATCATCTTTATCCCCAATAAATTCTCCGCTATCGTAGTCGTAGAATCCATATTCTCCTACATCTACCGGATTATTCGTTGGTTGAGTCACATTTAATAGATTTGTAATCCCATAGTAACCGATGATACTGCTATTACGGTAGAGACCGACACAGAAACTCGTGAACGTATTACCAGTCAAAGACGGATTGCCATTCTCTTCCCAAAGGGAGGCAAATCCCTCTACGAAGTATTTAGCAGCTCTCGGAAGTATCTGCTTGCACATCGCTTCATCCATTAATGTTTGGATGGTTTTAGCGGCTTGCTTTAGAACTTCCTTATTCTCTGACTTTTTAGTTTCTGACATAATCAAAAATTAAATCAGTTCCAAAATTGTTCGGTCTTACATCCGTCAAATCTCCATATTCCGTCTGCGCTCCGCGCTTTACCTCTACCCTATCTCCAACAATCGGAATCGGACGGGGTTCTTCTCCTTCCTCAACCTCTTTCTCGGTCCAATCCTGCTGGCGGACCGGGAGTGCCACTACCTGCTCATTGGTTAGTACCTCACCTTTTGAACCGAGATTGCTGCGCGTATAACTTCGGCCTGGACCTTCGTATATCGTCTCTCTCTCGGGTTCGTCTCCAAAAGGATCAGGATTTTGTTCGTCACCAATTCCGCGGGTAATGGTTATCCAATGTGGAAATCTCGGGTTGTTCATCGCAGTGGTCGTTTAATGTTGCCGAAACCGCCGGAACAGATGCGGAAAGTATTGGATGCAATCTTCTTCTCGTCATACGTTGAATAGATCTCGTTGGCAAGTTTGCGCATCATACGCTTATCTTCGATGGAGAAGTGTACCGCTCCCTCACTATGTGACCAATTACCATCAGAGTCTTTCACTTGTGCCGATGTAGTCGGCAGTGTCAGACACCAACTATAAATGTCCGCCTTTAGCAGGTCGCGCGTTTTCTTATCCAACTCGGTAACGTCCGCATCCTTATCCACGTCGCGGTCTTGCAGGATGTTGAGAATCGCTTCATCCTTTACCTCCACAGCGACTACGCTACGGCAGTAATCTACTACCGTGCGTACTTCGCTTTTATCTGTCTCAGCTGCTTCCATGACTTACTATCCTAAATCCGAAGTGTTGGTGTGGAGGATTGAGAGGTTGTTCGGGTTCTTAAGAACCGGCAATGCCCAAAGTTCCACATCAATGATATTCTTGATAGGACGTTCCTGCCAAGTAGAGAGAACCGCGATGCGGCCATCAACGAATGAGTAGATGTTATTCTCTCCGGTAGAGCCGTAGGCTACACGGTCCTTATACAGAGAGTTAGCACACTTCATCTCGAAAATGTCACCCAGCGGACACAGTACCCAGTTGTTCTTGTTGAACGAAGGTTCATCAATTACGGGTACACCATCCTCTTCATGAGCGGACTTCTCATCAACCACACGGATGGGCAGGATGCCCATAGCGTGCAGGGCAGTCAGTTTCTCAGTCTCTGTCATTACGTAGTTACCCGGAGTGTAAGCGTTGATTCTTACAGCGGTCTTGGCAATAACATCGGGGTGAGCAAGGAACGCATCATACGCTTCCTCACTGGCTTCCCAGTGATCGAAGATTGCGTTCTGCGACTTCTTGGTCCACTTCTGGAAGTCCAACATATCCTGAACGGGAGTTGCCTTCTCGTTGGGAGTACCATCCTCGTTAAACCACTTCTCCTGCACACCCTGGTGATTCTTTACGCGGTAGTCAACCTTGAACGATACACCATCGGTGTCCGTCTCGTCAACAAGACCAGTAGAAAGAATCTGGTATGTAAATCGGTTCAACTTGTTATGTACACCACCAAGCAAGTTGCTCAACGTAGTGTTCAGCGACTCGAGGAACAACTGAGTGTAAGGCTGGTTGGTAAGGGCCTGCACCTGACGGAGGTCCATCAAGCCAGCTTCCTCCAGCGACATGCCGTGGCCAATCTTGGGGATTGAACCAGTGTAGGTGCTCCAACCCGAAGCAGAGCGCTGCGGCTTGTTTGCGCCTACGGCCAGCAAGGATGCTGTAACCAGGATTTCCTCATTCTTCACAATCTGCGCCCATGTGGTCGAATTGCTTGGTGCGCCCCATGCAGCGTAGTTCTGCCAACCCGTGTTGTTATACTTCGCGTTGGCGGTCTCCGAAATGATACCGAGCTGTTCGGCATCAATGTACTTGCGGAGGTCAAGGTCCGAATACAAAGACTTATCTCTTAACATGATTCTGTCCTCCTACTTTATTTACGCTTCGAGAAACGCAGGTAACAGCCGCTCTCCAACAAAGCCTTCTTCAAGCAGTCGGGGATGGGCGGGATGCGTCTTTCCAAAACGGGCATATCAGAGAAGAACACTGCGGTAGCGTTCACCTGGGTTGCATCGGGCAACTTGCGAACGTCGCGGTCCAACAGAGCGTTGGGAACAACCTTGACAGTTGCCTCCGCACCTTCCTGATCAGCCTCAATTAACACTTCACCAACCTCTTTAACACCAAGAGTGGCGGATACAGTAATCACATCGTATGCTGCATTGGTCGCATCCACAGCGGACACCGTAACACCCGTACCCTTGTCAGATACGCTTGCCGGTGCAGCCATCAGGATGGTACCGACCTTGATACGCGAGCCTTCCGGACCCTTCTTAATCTTGTACTCAGTAGCAGTCTCTTCGGCTGCTTCTGCGAGTGCAAAGGTGTAAGTAGGACGAATAACGCGCGTTTCCTCGTCAGCATAAACGGGAGTGGCGATGGGCAACACATTACCCTTGTCCGGCAGCTCATCGAGGATGAACTCAAAACCGCCGGTCAGGACATTGGTATGACCCTCAAACACCTTGATACTACCACCGAACTTAGCCTCGGAGGAAGTATTCTGATTCATAGATGCTAACATTTGCGTCAGTTTTAGAATTAAACAATCTTTTTACTTCAACGTCTTTCTCTGCTCTGCGCGTTTGGTAGCCTCGGCCTCATTTCTCTTTTTCAGCTCATCGAGATACTTTTTCGTTTCGCTGTCATTGGGGTCGTTTGCTCCCTGCCCCTTGAACGGAGTTGCGCCTTCGCCATAGAAAGCCTTAAACTCCTTCTCGTAGATTGCCTTGGTGGATTCAGTCAGTTTTTCGATGGTTTCTCCACCTTTCAAATCAACCTGGGAAAGCGCTAACTCGAGCACTCGGTTATTCACTTCGCCATTCTTCTGCAACGCCTCGGTAATGGCTTTTTTGGTAGCCGCTTGCTGTGCTGCAAGTTTCTCTTCATCGTAGCGCTTTTGCAGGTCATTGAATTTAGTCTGACCTTCATCGTAGAGCTTTCGAAGTTCTTCCATCTGCTTAGCGTGCGACTTGTTCTGTTCCTCCAACAACTTGCGGATCTCGTCAAGATTGTCACCTTTGGGAGGTGTAGGAGGGGTCGGCGGTGCGGGAGGGGTCGGCGGAGTTGGAGGTGTAGGAGGATCTTTGTGATCCTTGTCCCAATCCGCCTTAAACTTGTCAATCCCTGCCTTGTTGTCGGCTCTAAGTTGACCACCCATCGAGGAAAGGATTGTCTTGTGCATGTCCCAAAATGTATCAGGAACATCGCCATCGGGCACCGTTGATAAAATCGCACCTGCGTACTCTGTAATTGTACGATCCGACAAGGGGGTTTCTCCCAGTCTTGTCTTAAGTTCGGAAATAAGGGTTTCTTTTTCCATTGAGAAAGGTTTAAGTTAAACAAAAATAAAAAGGCCCGACAAAGGTGGATTTCACCCTGCCGGACCTTTAAAGCCTCTTACATAAAAATCTTAGGTTGTTGCGGGGGCAAGACTCGAACTTGCGATCTTTGGTTTATGAGACCAACGAGATTCCAACTTCTCCACTCCGCGATTTGCAGGTTTGAACCTTTTCAGTCACTCCACCTGCTAGTTCCTCGAATTAAATATGGTTTGAAAGCGTAATATCCTCAACTGCTTTAGGCGGGTCCAGGAACTTAGGAGCATTGTAAAACGTCAGCTCCAAAGAACGTCCGCACCGCTTGCATTTTATCCTAATGGTGCCTCTCAATCCTTCCTCAAACTCCAAGAGTTTCAGTTTACAGAATGAGCATCTAATCGTACTCGGCTCGTGGCCGTATTTTCTGATGTAATCAGAAGTAGTTAAGGTTTCTTTAATCTTGTATGCCATCGCAATGTATTTTACGAGGGCAAACATATAAATGTCATGGCACATTCACAAATTATTTGCGAGATTTTTTCGATAAAATTCGATTTTTATTCGCTTAATAAGAGGACATTACTATATTTGCATTGTACATTAATCAATATAGAATCCCAAGAGGTTCGCGTGCAGGCTGTATGGTTTGCGTGCGACCTCTTTTTTGTTATGATAGAAATTCACGATAAAGATGGATGTTTAGTACTCCAATACGAGGAAATCAATAAGATGCGTTCGAAGGAGAAAAGGGCAGCCAACCCGAGTGCTTATTTTGCACAGAAAGGCTGTCAGGAAATCTTTTTGTCAACCAAAGCAGATATCACAATCTTCGGGGGAGTCCGAGGGGCAAGTAAAGCGCAACCTTATTATTCCAAAGTATGTACCCCATACGGATTTAAGCCGATTGGAAAATTGCGTGTTGGAGATAGGATAAGCGATACAATGGGAGGTACACAGGAAGTGATTTGTATCACTGAATGGGGTGTGAAGCCTATATATAGGTTAAAATTTTCTGATGGCACGTTTGCGGATTGTTCAGAGGATCACTTATGGAACATTAAACGAACAAACGTAATCACCAAGAAGCGTATAAACAATGGTGGTGGGCAAGAAATGGATTGGCGCACCTGGACCTTTTCTATGATTAAGGACTTTCTGGACAAACATTCCGGGAAAGAAAAGAAGCAGTGGGAGCAGCACCTTTTAATTCCTTTAACAGCTCCGATTAAATTTACGCGCCCAGTGCATGGATGGGTCCCATCCATTGACCCATACTTAATTGGAGCGATCGTTGGCGATGGCTGCATATCTGAGATTGCATCTGAGCACGAAAAAGTTCTGTTCACTTCTGCGGATGATGAGATAATAAGTCAATTCATATCGGCAGGTATCTCAATGGATTCTTGCGGAAGGAAACAAAATTCAATTGCCAAAGATTATCGTATATACGATGCAAATCTATATGAGCATCTTCGTAAATTAGGGCTAATCGGATGTGTATCAAACTCAAAATTTATCCCTCAATATTACAAGACCGCCTCATTGAATGAAAGATTAGCTTTTATCCAGGGGTTGATGGATACAGATGGCTGTTGTGATTCGCATGGGAGGATTTCTTATACTACCGTAAGTGAAACCCTCGCAAAGGATATGAGATATATGCTTGAATCCATTGGCGCCTCTGTTACAATTAGTAAACGCGAGTCTGGGTATAAAAAGAATAGCGAGTATACCCGATGCCAGGATTCTTACTCGCTTTATATAAAGATAGCGAATAAGGAGCAACTTTTTAGATTAAAAAGGAAAAAGGACCTCTGTAAGGAGTATAATGGCGGCGTATCAACCCCGTGTAGAAGAATTACTGGGTATGAGTTCGTCGGTTATGAAAAATGCCGTTGTATTGCGGTTAGTAATCCAAATGCGCTTTACATAACGGACGACTTCATCGTGACGCACAATTCGTTTTCATTGTTAATGGAAACACTGAAAGACGTCTACAATCCGCACTTTAACGCTATTATACTACGTAACGAACGTAATGATTCTGTATCACTAACGAAGGATGCAACGCTACTTTATTCGCAGTTTGGTACATACAATAAAGCCATGAACGATATGACATGGAACTTCTACAAAGGAGGTTCGCTGCGTTTTGAGTTCTATTCCGGTGCTTATGATGCGTTCGTTCAGCGTTTCCAGGGTAAGCAATATGCTTATGTGGGTGTAGACGAGATTACGCACATGCCCTACAAGAAGTTTAAGTACATCATTACTGTCAATCGTAATGCTTTCGGTATTCGCAATCGCGTATATGGCACTTGCAACCCCGACCCCGACTCATGGGTTCGTCAATTCATTGACTGGTGGATTGGAGAGGATGGATTGCCTATATCGGAAAGGAGTGGGAAGATACGCTACTGCTTTATGGATGGAGATAGTCCATCCAGTATATATTGGGGAGATACGCGAGAGGAAGTATATGGGCAGTGTAGGGATATCATCGACAGACTATGGAAACCAGCCTTCGCGAAGTTTGGCTATGATAAACTGACGATGTTCATCAAGTCCGCCACCTTCATCAAGGGTAGTATTGAAGAAAACGAGAAGTTACTTGCCTCTGACCCGAACTATGTAGCCAACCTTGCCCAGCAGGATGAAGAGCAACGCGCCAGGGACCTGGAGGGTAATTGGAACTACAAAGCCATCGGAAATGATATGATTAAGATGGGCGACCTTGAAGCAATGTACGTACAACCGCAGATGATTGGCGATGGGGTTCGAAGAGCATCATGTGACGTTGCCTTTACCGGTGGTGACTCTCTCGTCATGTGGCATTGGGTCGGTTGGCATATTCAAGATATCGCAGTGTTTAAGCTTGACCCTAAAAGTACCGTAAACGCGATTCGTTCAAAGTTGGAGGAATGGGGAGTATTGGAGGAAAACTTCGCATACGACTTACAAGGTGTTGGTCAGACGCTTAAAGGATGGTTTCCGAGGGCGGTTCCATTCAACAATCAAGAGGCGGTGGACACGAAGGAAAAGAATCTCTACGGTAATCTAAAGTCGCAATGCGCGTATCTATTCACCACCAAACTTTACGAGCGAGAGATATCCATCAACTCACGACTGCTCGACCTTAAATTCTCCGGAAAAGGGTTTGAGAATATGCCACTCCGACAAATCCTCATGAAGGAGCGGAAATGTATTAGGAAGGATGAAGCCAAAGCGGATAAAGGTTTCTTTCTTATAACCAAGGATCTGATGAAGAAGTATGTAGGCCACTCGCCGGACTTCTTTGAGGCGTTGATTATCCGCATGATTTTTGAACTCAAAAGTAAAAAACATACTAAACCTAAAGGATTATGGAGACTCTAACAAGCAAGCGAGGCATACAAGGCCTGCTTTTAAAGAAGCCTTTTGTTCGCATCAGACCGGAAGGCTACCACCGCGGTGGCGTCACAAGAGACGTAAGCCGCATGATGAACACCTATCATGGCGATAGTCCGATTTTCGACATTGTTACCCAAGCGGACTTCTTGCGTGAGTTGGATAAGAACGGGCATCTTATCAATAACAAGGAGTATTACCCCGACATCTGGCGCCAGGACCCTGAATCTAAAAAATGGTTCCTCGAGGAAGTACCTCGTTATGCGTTCGATTATCAATACGACATCCTAACCAAGCAGATTACTCACCTCTGCGCAAATGATGTGCAGTTTGAACTGCTTTCCACAAAGGAGAACGATCACAACGAGGACATCTTCCAGGCTTTCCGTCTTGGATGGTTGAACAAGGGCATGGAGGTGGCATGGTTTGATGCTGCATGGTCCGTGAAAGCTACCGGCGATACAGCCTTCGTAGGCTATCTCCGCAATGGTAAGTTTGGCTGGCGCGTCCTCTCTTACGAGCATGGAGACAAGATCTACCCGCACTTCGATCCGGAAACTGATAAGTTGTCATGCTTGGCGCACGAGTATACCGACGTAGACCAAGATGGTACTACTATTACATCATGGATTGAGGTTTGGGATGATGAGTATTACTACCGTTTGAAGCGTGGAGAGGCTTCCACGACGGATAAGTTAAAGAATACCATTAAGAATCTCTACGGACAGAGCGGTTACGAGATTATCGAGAAGAAACGTCACATGTTCCCGTTCATTCCGGTTGCCTATATGCGCGACGATATGGGTCCCTGCTGGTCACGTGCGCAGGATACTATTGACAACTACGAGATTTCTTTCTCGCGTCTTGCGCAAAGCAACCATGCGTATGGAACTCCTATCATGTACTTAAAGGGAGAAGGTGTGGATGTAATTGGAGACCCCAATAACTCCGTCAAGATGCTGATCATTCCGGAGGATGGCGAGGCTGGGTTCTTGCAGCGTCAAGATGCGTCTACTTCCTACAATACGGAACTAAACCGACTGGAGGATGCCATCTATCAGCAAGGGAAGGCCGTAAAGAACGTAGAATTGAAGTCCGGTGATACCCCGTCCTCTTCAATCCGTCTGCTTTTCCATGTAGCCATTGAGCAGGCTACCGCGGACGCCAATCGTTTCGCGCCTTTTATGGATAATATGGTTA